GTACCCAAGAGAGAATCTCGAGTATCTTACAAGATTTGCTGAGCCATATGCTGAAAATGCTGGAGTCGGCGGTTCGTATGATATGATGTCTGGATCAATACAGCTAAAGCAAAATGTTCAGGATTACAACATCTATAGCACACTTAAGGATTCAAGTGATAATCTTATATTTTCTTCAAGTTTAAATCCACTTAGGACAAAATTGCAAATTAGCGAGGTTTTTCACTTTAATCCACAGGCAGCTTATAGGTTTTTTGATACAACATCTGCTATAAACTATCTCAATAATGAATTTTCATTTGAGTCATTTACGCCTGAGACCATATTCTATGTGCTTCCTGTCTTTGAGGATATTCTTAGAGCAGGACAGCTTGATATATCAAATAGAGTTAGAAGATCAAATTATTCTTATAAGGTGGTTGGGACAAACATAAGAATATATCCAAAGCCATCGCTTGATAATCCTCAAAAGCTCTTTATTAGAGTGAAATTCTTTTCAAACCCCCTTAGCCCATCATTCCGAGACGATACAATAAAGGGAGTGTCAAATTTATCAGACATTCCGTTTGGAAATCTTGAATATAATAATATTAATAGTATTGGAAGACAGTGGATAAGGCAGTATGCACTAGCAGTGTCAACAGAGTTGCTCGGAAGGATCAGATCAAAATTTGGGAATATACCGATACCTGGCTCAGACTTGACACTGAATGGGACGGATTTAGTGTCACAAGGGAGAGAAGATCAGACAAATTTAAAAACGCAGCTTAAGGAGATGCTAGAGACAATGACGTATGATAAGCTTATGGAGACAGCGGCAACACGCGCAGAGTTTATCAATAAACAGTTAAAATATGTTCCAATGCCTAACGGCCTAGCAATCTTTATGGGGTAGAGGATGTCAAGACTTTTTATAACGCCGAGAGAGATTAATTTTATAAACGACATAGCAAAAGAAATTGTTAAGGATGTCATTGGTCAAAAGATATATTATTTTCCAATATCAGAGACAAAATCAAAAATTCATGATGTATATGAGGAATCATCTCATAAGATATTTGATAATCCTATTGAGATAGATGCTCTGGTCAAATATGCTCCTCAGGAGATAAGGGCAAATACTTTTGGAAGTGAGGAATATTATACCATAGAGGCATATGTTCAGGAGAGAGATATGCTTGATAAGGGAATTCAAATTCTTGAGGGAGATTTTTTTAGCTATGGGTCTGTATTTTTTGAGGTCATAACTGCACCTGACTCTAATACAATATATGGGGAAGTTGAGCACAAGGGATTTATGACAATAACAGGAAAACAGGCCCGTGTCGGACAGTTTAAATCTCACACGTTTGGACCAACAGATGAGTCATATAGTGATAAGGATGCAGTTGAAAATACATTTGTTCAACAGAGAGGGTTCAAGAGAAATATTCAGGGAGAGACTGGAGATGTTAGAGCACTTCAACAAAATGGAGTGCTTACAAAGCCTATTACGGGACCAGACCAGGTGTCAGCAAAGGGAGATTCGCAAAACGTAGGGTCTGCATTCTACGGAGATGACACGTAATGACTAGAAAAATAGACTCAGGGTATGAAGGAGTTGTTCCAGATGATTTTTCAATTCCGCCAGCCGGAATTGAGCAGATGGATAGAGCTCTTTTTGAGCTATTTGATAAAAGGCTTGCTTTTCAAGTTAAAATAAAAGAGCAGTCAACTAATGTTCCAGTTGTGTTTTCAACAGGTGAAAGATTTGCGCTTACAAGAAGAAAGTCACCAATTAGAGATAGAAACAATGCACTAATACTTCCGATAATATCAATACACAGAAAAAATATAGATACATCTCCGTCCCAGGCTGGCTTCGGCACACCCATATCGTTTAGAAATCAACAAAGCTATGTTATAAGAAAACGTCTTGACAAGAGAGATAGAAATTACCAGAAGATAGTCAACAAACTTGGTTTAAAAAATCAGTATGATGCTGCTTCAAGAGCAAATTTTGCCAGAAGTGATAATTTTCCTGGTAATGTTGCTAGACCAGGAAGAATAGCCTCTAGAAGAAATGGAATGAATCTATCTCTATTGGATGATCCCACTGGAACTTTTTTACGAGATGACATTGGAGATAACATATTTGAGATAATTACTTTGCCGTATCCTAAGTTTTTAACAGCTACATATGAGGTTACATTCTGGACTCAATACATGACACAGATGAATCAGATAGTTGAGACAATGATGGCTCAGTATGATGGTCAAAATTATGGATTTGAGATAGAGTCAAAGTCTGGCTACAAATATGTCGCTTATATAGGATCACCCTTTACCAATGCTGATAATTTCACTGATTTCTCAAGCGAAGAGAGAATAATAAAATATACGTTTAATATAGAGGTGCCAGGATTTTTACTAGGGACAAATAATCCAGGCATGCCATCACCAACAAGAAAATTTTATTCAGCTCCCCAAGTAGAGTTTGGATACATTCAGTCAAGTACACAAGTTGTTAAAAAAGACCAGTCACCTGATGGTGACGGTGATGTTAATAATTTTATTCTATCTGATGTTCAGGATTTAGATATAAACGGAGAGACGAAGGGAATGAGAGGTCAGGGTAGTGAAAGATTAGTTGACACTGTTGTAGATCCTTTTACAGGGGAGAAGATTACTCGTCTTGTTAGAGTGATAACGAGAGATCAAAGATCTGGAGAGACTGTTGCAAGCTCAAGAGTAACCGTTAATTTAGAGACCACTTTAGATACTGTCACTGATTAATAGTGATTTGGGATATTTGGGTAATTAAGCGATAGTTATAACTGTAGAAAGTCGTAACAGGAGATTCATTAAATGGCCGAACAGACATTTAAATCGCCCGGTTTTTTTGAGAATGAAATCGATCTCTCGCAAAGAGAGTCAGAAATTATCGGAGTACCAGCGGGTGTTGTTGGAACATCTGAGATGGGCCCAGCCTTTGTACCCGTAACGGTTGGATCATTTGCTGATTTCGAGAGAAGATTTGGGACGCTAGATTCAAAATATTTTGGTCCCTACGCGGTTCGAGAATTTTTTAAACACCAGACAGCCTTGACATATGTCAGGGTTTTGGGCGCAGGAGCAAACGAGACTGCAACAGATATATCTAACACAAGGGCCGGCGGAATTGTCAAGTCAGCTGGTTTTAGGGTGATAGGAACACAGGCAAGAACATACCCGAGCTCTTTTGGAAGATTTCAAGGATGCGTTCAGTTTATAGGCGCGAGACACATAGTGTCGTCATCCCAAGAGACTGTTGGGTATCCGATATTTAGAGACAATAGAAGCTATGATCTCAAAGCAAGTGATGATCACGTCTATCTTGTCAGGGGAATGCTGTTTACATCTACTGGCTCTAGATTTGAGATATTAGATTACGCTACAGCTAGCTACGCAACAACATCTTCTATTCAGACAGATCTCGCGACGCCAAGTAATGATGGTCTTTTTAAGCTTGTTCTTTCATCAACAGCTGGATCGGGCTTCTCGACAGGTGACGGTTTCCCTGGTATCAAAATATACACAGCATCTCTTAACCCTGTTGCAGATGAGTATATAGGGAATGTCCTTAATACAGATCCTGAGATGTTTGAAGCTGAGCAACACCTTCTCTACGCAGATTTCCCAGTTGAGGATGAGCTAGCATCAGTAGATACGGGNAAGACTGGGGTCATGTCGTCACCCTCAATAGCGTTGATGTCTGGGTCTACAAAGTCATCACAGTCTGCNGGTATATCTGGAGTATCATTCCTNAATGCNTTNGGAAGATTTGACACGAGATATGGCGCAGCAAGAACATCAGCGTTTATCTCTCAGCCGTACGGAAGAAAAGAGTTTCCACTATTTCACTTTGAGTGCATATCTGATGGTGCTGTTGCAAATCAAAAGTACAAGATATCCATTAGAGATGTAAAGAAGTCAACTGATCCCACTGACTTATACGGAACATTCACTGTTCAGGTTAGAAATTTTGACGACACTGATACAAACATTCAGGTGATTGAGCTATATCCTCAGTGTACTCTAAATCCTCTTGATGACGACTATGTTGCAAAGAAGATAGGAGACTATAAGGCGTACTTTAATTTTGATGCTGAGCAGGTGTCTGAAAGAAGAATGATGGTCCAAGGAAAGTATCCTAACGTCTCTTCAAGAATAAGAATTGTTATGGACAATAGTGTAGAGAGTAGAGATATTCCAAAGGATGCACTGCCATTTGGATTTAGAGGTTTCCCTTCTCTTAAAACCAATGACACTCTAACTGATCACACGACTGGATCATCTGCTGATAGATCAACAGAGGGATCATCATCTGCAGCTAGAAGACTAACATTTGTCTCTGG